GCGCCGTTACTATGACAGTTGGAATAACTGGTTGAACAACTACTAAATCGTCACTCATCTTGTTATCTCCGCACTCACTAGAATTTGTCCTTGTGCTATTCGTGTTACCACGCCGCTTGCCGTATTCGTTACTTCAAGGTCATAATAGTAATAACCTTCATCAATTGCACGTGTTTGCGTGGCTGTTGCTGACACAGCAATATTGCCAGTTAATGCCGTAATTGCAATGCCGCCGTTTGCCGTTGTTAGCGTTAGTGCCGCCGTAGGGTCATTTGGAAGCGAGCGCAATTGTAACGCCGCCGTACAGCCAGTTAGATTTACTGGCACATACGCCACGCCGCCTGATATATAAACGCCAGTTGCTGAGTTTGTAACTGTAAATTGCGTTGAAGTGCGTGTGGCAATAGCCGCGTTTGTTAAGTTGTATTGACTTGGAATAACGCCTGTAATAGAAACTAATTGACCAACTGTAAAAGCCTGTGCCTCTGTTGTATATGTGACAGTTGTGCCGTTGCCTGTAATGTTTGTAATTGATACTGGCTGATTATAAATAAAATTAATATACCAATTGGCGCCTTGGTCAATCGTAGTGTCATATGTAATTGCCATTATTCCCCTAACTTACCGCCACAATGAGAGCACATACTTGCGTTCTTATTGGCAGGCATACTGCATTTAAGGCAGAATTTAGCCAACGCCGCAAGTGCAAGCATACTTGAACCGCCGTTATTTAACTCTGTAAGTGCCCACACCAGCGCGTCTAATCTATCAGGCGATTCGTTACTTAATGGCGTCCATTCGCACATTTGATTCTCTAATTCTTCAAAATAGCCGACGTGATGAACTCTGCCTTGCTCATACAACGCACTAATCGGCTCGGCGCGCAATTGCTTGCCTCTAGTGGCGCTTACTTTCTTTACTGGCACAGATACATCAATTTGCTTTAAAACCATTACAACCATATCGCCGCCGTTATTTGTTTCGGCAATAATCTTGTCCGCGTTTAATTCGTGATACAGATTAACGGCTTGACGCGCCCACGTATCAGGCGTTGCGCGTAACGTTTTATCATTAAGCACATAATAGTTTCCTTTGTGGTCAATGCCAGCCGCCACAATGCCTGTTTCGTCCGATGTAGTGTTACTTGTTACGGCAGGGTCAATCGCCACAACAATACGGACTAATGGCGGTACTTCTGTTATACGCGCCTCATCAATCATTTTGCGCGTCCATAAAGCGCCTTCTACGTCATCAAGTATTTCGCCGTATAACTCTTGCCGTCCAAGCCGTGTGTTTTCGTAACGCAATTTAAGTTCAGCAAGTGCGCTCGCGGCTAGATTGGCGGCATTATCAAAAGTAGAGCCGCGTACTACTCTCACGCCTTCACGCGTTATTAAATCTTTAATTAACTTAGTTGGACGTGGCGTAGTTGTAACAATTGTTTGTGGAAAATCACCTAATCGCAGACCAAATTGGTATTGGTCCCACGCTTCGGGGTGCTTGAACGCCGCTAACTCATCAAACCAACCGCCGTGAAATTGCGGTCCACGAAATCTGTCAGGTTCTTCGCCACTAAATAACTTAATGCGTGAGCCGTTAGTAAGAAAGATTTCGCCGATACTTCTGTTGTAATCTTTTAATGTGCCGTATTCACGTAACACACGCACAATGCCTGATTCGCCTTCTGCACACGTATCGCGCACATCGCCGTAAGTTGGCGCCGCAATAGCCCATCTAGTGCGCGGATTGCTACTAGCCTGCCACGCGAGCCACTCTGCCGCCGTACGCGTCTTGCCTGCGCCACGACCTGCCAAATAAACCCACGTAGTCCAACTCTTATCGTTAGTTGGTAATTGTTCCGTTCTCGCCAGTTGATGGCTCCATCGCACGTGACGGCTCGCTATCAAGGAGAGCGACAAGTCTTGCGACTTCGGCGTCAATTGTTGAACTGTCATAGTTTGTTACCTCTATCTGCGCCTTTGTTGGCATATCTAAGCCAAGAAGTTTGGCTCGCCTTTCCATAATTCGCACTAACGCCTGTACGCCACGCGCTCTATCTTCGGGCGTTGCGCCGTTAATAATGTCGCCCCATATTGCCGCTTGTGCAATATCTAATCTGTCCATTTCAACGTTACGTGTTTCTGCCACTTCTGAATACACAATGCGATTGCAAGCCGTCTGATAAGCCTTGTACGCGCCGCTGGCGCTCGCATAGCCAAGCCGTGTAGCAATCAAGTCAAACGTAAAGCCGCCGCGCCTCATTTCTAAAACTTTGGCTTCTTTCTCCAACGTTTCAGGATTGAGTTTGCTTTTCTTAGCCGCCATTAGTTTTCCTTTCTTAGTAACGCTGTAACAATATAGAGAATGGACAACGTATGCAACGATTGCTCGTAACTGACAGGATAAACAGCGCCTGCCAATAACATTACAACCCACGAAACAACTAACACAGCCAAAACCGCGCCAAGTAACGCCGTTATATGTTTCATTACACGCCTTTCACTAAAGCAATAGCCATCTTCATTAAACCAATCTCATCTGTTGTTTCGCACATAGGCAATATTCGGCGTTCTAATTCTGCCGCTATCTCGCGCCGTAACTCATCATCATTGGCGTTAAGTTCAGCGTCACCGAAATGCCTATCTTTACTCATTGACCGCCCCAACCGCCGCCTCTGAATATAACGCCAACTGGAAAGATTGTTTTAGTCATTTCTGATTTGCATTTAAAACACGTTACTTCTTGTTTGTCTGCAAAGCCAAAAAATACTTCTTCACTTTCATCGCACTTTTCGCAATAGAAATCATAAAGTGGCATTAAACGTGACCTCTCGCTATGTGCGCCGCTATTTGCAAGCCAGCATTAACCATATTGTCCTCTACGTACATTGGGTCGGGACGTTTAGCCGCCTCAATCTCGCAAGCAATTGCGTCACGCAAATCATCAACCAATTGCGCAATCTCGCTGTACTTGTTACATATATCGCACATATTCACCGCCTATGTATTCACTAAATATTGCCACATCATACGTTACTTCTTTGGTAATGGCGCTAATATCTTGGCGAGTTCTGCGTCAGGTTCGCCTCTGAATCGGAAAGAACTTGTTACACGCGCTCTACTAACGCCCATACGCGTAGATAACGAACTGGTTTTGCCTTGTTTGGCAACTCTAGATGGCATACGAATCATTTCCCAATTCGGCGATTTATTGAAGTTATGCACTTGTGCAGGGTGGCTGGCAGTAGCGTAAACCGCTAGTCCCTGCGCCACTAAGCCAGCGCCGATAGCGTCTAAAAAGTATTTGCCTAAACCAATGCCTTGAAAGTCAGGTAACACTACGTTCCGACTAAACCGCCTTGCGTTTCTAACGTGTGCGTTAGGCATTGGAAGTACAGCCGCTAAACAGGCAGGCTGTCCCTTAATTAAGCCGACATAGACATATGCCGCCTTGTTTAAATTGGCGTCTAAATAATGATGACGTGCGAACGTGTGCCACGATTCATACTTTGCCCATATGATTTCAAGTTCCACTTGTGGTCGGGGTTGAACCGACCCCCAAGTGAATTTGCCAGTATGTGGCTCGTAAATCCAATCGGGCTGTAACCATTCCTGTATGTCGTAATGGCAACCCACAGCAACAAACTTTTGCCCGCGTTTTCTAACAGTATTAGCAATTGCATATGAGCCAATTTGCGCAACTGTGCGGTCAATAACAGATGTAAATTCATCTACAACGGATAAATCTTTATTCTCGGCAAGCACACGCGCAATCGTTACACGAAACTGTTCGCCGTTACTTAACGCCTTATATGGGCGAAGCCAAGCACGTGGCGAACTAAAGCCAACAGATGAGAGTAATTGCGTTACATCACGCATTGGCAAATCTTGTGGGAAGTCATCAATAATTGCCTTATCTTCTGACCAAACCATATTTTCCGTGTCGCGTAACTTTTCGGGAAACATCTCACGCGCAATTGTGCTTTTGCCAGCGCCTGATGGCCCAACAATTAAGCCAATGTTCCAATCACGTGTGCTTAAATCTGGAATATTCATTTCAATTTCTGTAACGGAATTCTTTTCGGAATCCATATCAAACAAGCCTTCTAATTGCATTACACGTGGCGTCCGCGTGATTGTGCTTTCAAGGCGAATAATTTTGCCCATTTTTGCCTCTCTATAAACCGAACTTCACCCTTACGGATTTAACGCCGTAAGGGCTACGTCCAGCACTCACGCCAACTACTTATGTTTCGCTGGCGGTATTGGGTATTAACCCAATTCTAGATAATTATGGCGCGTACTTTTAAACCATCTTGCGATAAGCGTAAAAGTAGTGCCGTTTGTTCGTTTTCATCTTCGCACTCAATAACAACTTCATAACGTTCGCCAATACTTTTCATATCTGTATCAGCGTCCGAATCTTTAGGCGGATTTAGTTCAAACTCTTTAAAGCCGAGTGCGTTAATGTCCCAATCGGCAATATTTAATTCATTAAGTTGCGATAGCAATATTTCACCGTCCCAACTTGCCAATTCAGCCGTGCGATTGTCCGCGAGCGCATACGCCTTTATTTTTTCCTCTGACCAATCGGCAGGCACACGCACAACTTCTAACGTTTTAATGCCTAATTTGCGCGCCGCTTCTACTGTGCCGTTGCCAGCAATTACAACATCATCTGCATTTATAACAATTGGCTTACGTTGCCCGAATTGCGTTAATGATTCGCAAATTGCGTTAATGTTTTTTTCGCTGTGCTTACGTGCGTTGTTTGGGTCTAATTCCAAATCATCAATTGAAATGGTTTCTATCTTTAACTTTTCCATTTTTGCCTTTCTAAAGTTATAAGAGAGAGTGCAGGCAGGACAGGTGCCTGCACTCTCTCCGAGCCACAGTTAAGCCGAAGGGATTAACGGCTTACGGGCTGCTTTTA